CTTTTTCACAGCAGTTTAACGTACCAGCTTCTAAGCATAATTCAAAGATATTTAGACATTATCAAGACAGCGATATAATAGATAGTTTTGATGCAAGATACAAGGCAGATGCGCTTATAAAGTTAAATGGTAGTGATTATAAGAAAGGCAAAATAAGGCTAAATAGTGTAAGCTTAAAAGACAATAAGCCACACGCATACAAGCTAATATTTTTTGGCGATACAATAGAACTAAAGGACTTAATGGGAGAAACAATGTTAAGTGGCTTAAACTATGATGCGAGTTTAAATTTTGCTTATAGCCACGCTGTTATATATCCAAAGTTTATTGGTTTAGAAGATGTTTGTTTTCCTTTAATTACGCACACTAAATTAATGCGCTACAACAACAATACCTATATATCATCATCCCCAACAGCAAACGAAAAACTAAATTATAGAGATTTAAAACCAGCTATAAAAATTAAAAAAATATTAAATGCAATAGAAAACACTTTTGACGAGATAAAATTTAGCGGAGAGTTTTTTAATAGCGAAGATTTTAATAGTATCTATATGTGGATGCACAGAGAAAAAGGCTTTATGAGTAATGCTGCTGAGGGTGGCGGTCTTACTATTTTAGAGAATGTTTTTCACTTACCTTCTGACAGTGGTTTAACTCTTGCAAGTGGTAATGAGGTTAGACCATTAACCCCAACAGCACCAGATTTTATTACTGGTTTAGGTGGAGTGCGTGTTTTTATAAATATTGCAATTACAACAAGCTCTGCGAGTGATGAGTTTGACCTTAGAGTTGAAAATGCTACATACCCAAATATTGTCTATCTTGATACAACTGGAAACACTGGCAGCACTTCTTACGCTTTTAATGATATAGCTGGCTCATTTTATGCACCAGTTAATGCAAGAATAATACTTACCTCAACTAATACATTCACTATAAGCAGTTTTCAAATAACTGGCTTTCAAGGTGCAAGTAGTGGTACTTACACAAGTGATGTACTTGCGGTTGCTAATACTGTTGTTATTGGGAGGCAAATGCCTAAAATAAAAACAATAGATTTTTTAACAAATCTTTTTAAGATGTTTAATTTAGTAGCTTATAAGGTAGGTACTGAAATAAGAGTACTACCCTTAAATGAATACTATGAAGAAGGTTTAGAGTATGACATAACCAAATATGTAGATACAACAAAAAATTCTATAAGTAAGGTATTACAGTTTAAAAATATAGATTTTAATTTTCCAAATAAAAAAAGTTTTTTAGTAGAAAAATCAGACGAACTACAAGGTGCTAATTTTGCTGGGGAAAGTTTTTCTCCAGACCCAAATTTACAAGCAGATGGCACAGACTACAAGATAGAGCCAGTATTTGAGAAAATGCTTTACGAGAGATTATCAGACGAGCAACACGGAACACTAACTACAATTTGCCAAGGTGCTATGCTTGATAAAGATTTTAAAGCTACAATCGGTAAACCATTGCTTTTATACATAGCTAACCAAACTGCAACACCTAACTTTTTATTTGCAAACGCTGATGGTGGTGGCAATGAAACTGTAACAGCATACAACAGACCAAGTCAAATATTAGTACAATCTGATGGAAGTGTTTTAGCTGCTTCGAGTTCGTTAAATTTTGGAATTGAAAGGGATGAGTTTTTTCTTGAGCCTAAAGGTACTAACCTATTAGCTAAATACTATTTAAATTATGTGCAAAGTGTTTTTAACAGACAAGCAAGGATAAACAAATTAGAGGCTTATTTGCCACTACATATTATTTTAAAATATCAGCTAAACGACAGATTTGTTGTAGGTAATAAGATTTACAGAATTAATAGTATAAAAACTAATTTACTAACAAACAAAAGTTCTTTAGAATTATATAGTTTATCACAAGCCACAACATTAATACAAAACAGCCAATTTGAAACCTTACCAAGATTAGCTGCTTTAAATGTTACAGCTACATCAAGTTCAAGTGTTACTTTAGCGTGGACACCAGCGGGTGCATCTAACCCAGACAACATTACTGGATATGACGTTTACAAAGATGACACATTTGTAGAAACTTTAGGCAATGATATAAGCGGAAGAACACTAACTGGTTTAACAAGTAAAATAACATATAAATTAGCTATAAGAACAAGATACACCATTGACAGTAGTGTGGTGTTCTCTAATGACAGAATAGTTTATGCAACAACAGACTAATTAAGGGAAATGATAAAACAAATACTTGAACTTTTAAAACACGCAAACGGAGAAACAGAAACAATCCGCATAGCACAAGGTAAACACAAACTACCTACAACACTAAAAGAAGGATATAAAGCACTTAAACAAGAGATACAATGGCGACAGTAGAAAAAACAATAGTAATCAAAACAGACACTAAGTCCTCGCAAAAAGAAGTAAAGGAGTTAGAAAAAGCAGTTGAGGGTGTAAATAAAGAGGTTAAAGAAACAAGTGCGTCTACTGAAGCTATGGGCGGTGTGCTTGATAATGTTACTGGCGGTGCTGTTTCTAAATTTAATGGTCTTAAAGGTAGCTTAAAAGGTGTTATAACAAGTTTTAAAACGCTTAGAGTTGCAATTATTTCAACTGGGATAGGTGCTTTAGTTATTGGTATAGTTGCTCTCGCAGCCGCATTTAAAGGCAGCGAAGATGGACAAAATAAGTTTGCTAAAATAATGACTGTTATTGGTGCTGCAGTAGGTAATTTAGTGGACTTACTTGCAGACTTAGGCGAGGGTATAATAAATGCTTTTACAAACCCAGTTGAAACAATAAAAGGCTTTGCGGACACTATTAAGACTTTTGTATTTGATAAAATTACTGGCACGATAGACAGCATTGGCTTGTTAGGTAGTGCAATAAAAAAAGTATTTAGCGGAGATTTTAAAGGTGCTTTAGAAGACACAAAAAAAGGCTTTAAAGGTTTAGTTGATAATTCCCCATACGGAATAATAAGAGATGGTATAAAGACTGCTACTGATGCCACAAAAGAATTTATTAAAGAACAAAAACGAGAACTTGGACAAGCAGCAGCAGTCGCTGATATGAGAGCAAAAGCTGACAAGATAGAAAGAAAGTTAATTGTAGATAGGTCTAAATTAGAAAGTGAAATTGCAAACCTAAGACTTAAATCAAGACAAGAAGAAGAATTTAGCGCAGCAGAAAGAAAACAAGCCTTGCTTGATGCACAAGTTTTGGAAGACCAATTACTTGACAAAGAAACAGAGTTTTTAGAATTAAGACGAGATGCGCAAATCTTAGAAAACACTTTTAGCAGAAGTAATAAAGAAAACTTAACAAAAGAAGCAGAAGCGATAGCAGCAGTTAATAGACAACAAGCTGCAAGAGCAAACACAGCAAGACAAGTACAAAGGGAAGTCAATACTATTAGCAAACAAATAGAAGCTGATAATAAAAGAATAGCTAACGAAGAAAAAGCTGAAAAAGATAAAATAGCAGCAGATGAAAAATTACGTTTAGAAAGTATCCAAAAAATTAGAGATGAGTTTACAGCTAAACAAAAGGAGAAAGAAGCAGAAACAGAGTTAGAAAAACTTGCGTTAGAAGAAGAAAAGAAACTTGCTGAACTTGACAAACTTAATGCTACCGAAGAACAAAAACTTGAAATACTAACTTATTATGCTGGACTAAGAACAGACTTAGAAGAAAAGGAAAATAAGAAAAAAGCAGATTTAGAAAAATTAAGAAAAAAACAAATATTAGGGGATGCACAAAATACTTTTTCTCAAATAGCAAATTTAGCTGGTAAAGACAGTAAAGTAGGAAAGGCTTTAGCTTTAGCAAGTGCCACTATTAGTGGGGTTGAGGGTGTGCAAAACGCCTACACAACCGCACAAAAATCTCCTATCACAACTTTTTTCCCAGCCTACCCAATTGTCCAAGCTGCTTTAGCTGGTGCTGTCGCTGCTAAAAACATAGCAACTATTAAAAAAACTGACCCTACTGGTGGTGGCACAGTAGCTACACCAAGCGTGTCTGCTGGAAGTGGTAGCGCACCAGCACCGCCATCGTTTAATATTGTGGGAGCAAGTGATACAAACCAATTAGCTGATGCGATAGGTGGACAGACACAGCAACCAGTACAAGCGTTTGTAGTAGCCAATGACGTAACAACAGCACAAAGCCTTGAAAATAACATAGTCGAGGGCGCAACATTATAAATACAAAATAAATTAAAATCTATTATATATTAATATGCGAATTGTAGAACTCATTTTAGACGAAGAACAAGAAATAGGGATAGAAGCTATTAGCGTAGTAGAAAACCCAGCAATTGAAGAAGATTTTATTGCCCTTAAATCACAAGAGTTTAAACTTGCAGAGGTAGACAAAGAGAAGCGCATTTTAATGGGTGCGTTACTTATACCAAACAAGCCCATATACAGACGCAACGGAGAAGATGAGTATTACATATATTTCTCAAAAGATACTGTCTTAAAAGCTTCGCAAATGTACTTAATGCAAGGCAAACAGAATAACTCAACCTTAGAACACCAATACGAATTAAACGGACTTAGTTTAGTCGAAAGTTGGCTTGTAGAAGATAAGGTACACGATAAAAGTGTAAAGTACGGAATGGACTTGCCTTTAGGTACTTGGGTAGGTGCTGTAAAAGTAAACAACGACCAGATTTGGAATGAGTTTGTAAAAACTGGCAAGGTCAAAGGTTTTAGCATAGAGGGTTATTTTGCTGACAAAATGGAAAGACCTAAAGAAAGCATAAAAGACGAACTTGCTAAGATAGAAGAAGCCGAAGCAGAGTATTTACTTGCACAAGTTAAGGCTATTATTAAAAGTGATAAAAGATATAAGGGCGGTAAAAAGACAACCTTAGAAAGCTACACAGACTATCCAGATGCAGTAAAGAACAACGCTAAACGAGGAATAGACCTCAACAAAAAGGTAAACAACAAGTGTGCTACTGAAGTCGGTAAGATACGAGCGCAACAATTAGCACAAGGGAAGCCTATAAGCGAAGAAACCATAAAGCGTATGTATTCTTACTTGTCAAGAGCAGAAGAATACTATGACGAAAGCGACAAAGAAGCGTGTGGCACTATCTCTTATTTATTGTGGGGTGGTTTAGCTGGTAAGCGATACGCTGCTAAGAAACTAAAAGAGTTTGGGGAGTTGAGCCTTGCTTCTATGGTAATTAACGAGGACTTTGCTATAATAGACGACCGCTTGGCTTATTCAACAGAAGAAAAAGCTAAAGAGATGTCTGCTAATATAGGCTGCGAAGGAATACACACTCACGAGTACGAGGGTAAAACTTGGTATATGCCTTGCGAACAGCACAGCGTTGATATGTATGGTAAATGTCCTAAAGGCTTTAAGAAGAAAAACGGAAAATGCGTAAGGCAATATGCTAAGAAGAATTAAAAGATTTATAACACCAAGTAAAACAAGTCCTAAGGGAAGTCGTAGAGGCGGTTGTTTGTGTGAAGATAACACTTACAAAACCAAATGCTGTGATGGAAGTTTAAGGGCGCAAGGTGTTGGGAACGTCTGAAAATGCAAAATTAATTTTTAACACTTATATATTAATATGAATACAAATGATATGATATCGAAAATCAAAGAAGTTGTAGGCTTATCTGAAGAAGTTAAGCTTGAGCAACAAACTTTAGAAAATGGTACTATCTTGGAGGCTGAAAGTTTTGAGGCTGGTCAAGAAGTTTTTATTGTTTCTGAAGATGAGAAAATTGCTGTACCAGTTGGCGAATACCAAATGGAAGACGGACGTATTTTAGTAGTAGCTGAGGAAGGTCTTATTGCTGAGATTAAAGCAGAGGAAGCTGAAGAAGAAGAAGTAGAAGAAGTAGAGGCTAAAGAAGAAGAAGAAGAAATGTACGCTACTAAAAGAGAACTTGCTGAGGTTAAAGAAATGATTGAAGAAATCAAAGCTATGCTTCAGCCTAAAGAGGACTTAAGTGCTGATGAACTTGGAAACCTTATGACTGAGGAACTTGCTAAACACGAGAAATTAGAGTTAAGCGAAGTGCCAGAAGAAGTACAAGAGGAACTTAACCAACCAGCTGCTGAGCCAATCAAGGCTAACCCAGAGGTACAAACAAAACAAAATTTCAAGTTTGCTAACAACAGAAAACAAAGCACACTTGATAGAGTAATGAACAAAATAATTAACAACTAAATTTATATTAAATGGCTAATCCAACTATTACATCATCCAGTTATGCTGGAGAATTTGCTGGCAAGTACTTAGGAAGTGCTTTGCTATCTGCATCAACGCTTGACGCTGGTGCTGTAACAATCTTGCCTAACATCAAGTACAAAGCTGCTATGAAAGTAGGTGCTTTTTCAAACTTGGTTCGTTCTGCTGATTGTGATTTTGACAGTACTACTTCTGGTCTTACATTGACTGAAAAAGTATTAACACCAACTGAACTTCAAGTAAACCTACAAATTTGTAAAAAAGAA